TCATGAATCTCAGTATCCATGAGAGAAGATGTTCTTAGCTTCTCAAGTACGAAAGGCCTACTTAGGTACCTCAAGCTCCTAAAATCTTTAATGTTAAGTCTGATATCAGCAAGCTTATTAGTGATACTTCCTTCATGAATGCGGCCGAATCTCTTGTTCAGGAAAACGTTTAGATCAAATTTGGTTGGATCTAGCACTCCCAAGTTGTAATAAAACTTCCATTTCTCCTCACCTGAAATGGCTGCTGGGATTACACTCTTGGGAATGACTTCAGAGACTATTTCATAAAACCTTCTGATCTCAGGTAAATACCAGAATGTTGCAGCCATAGAAATAACAGAAGTAAGTGTTCTTGCTGCTACTTCGAAGTCTATATCAAATGATCCGTTTGACATAGGAGTGATAAGTCTCCCAAAAACTTCATTTAAATCTCTTACAGGTACTGCTATTCCAGAAGACAATCGAGAATAACCATGACTACAAAAATCTACTTGCTCTGGATGCCTAACTGGTTGAGTCTCACACTTCTGAGGAAAGCCGTGAGAAGCATAAACTTGCTCTTTATTCTTGCAAATCTCTCTTATATCTTCAATTTCTCCAACCATGTTCTTATCGTCCCCTTCTGTGAAATTAATGGTCGCTGTTAAGGCTTCGTAATGAGAGACTCCTAAAGATATAACTGTTAAGTCGAGAGCTATTATGTCATTAGTTACTTTGTTTAAACATGAAGTGTCCCAATTACCAGAATTTTTCCATGCTTCTACGCCTTTGATGACATTACCATCACACAATATTATGTGGCTCCATACGTCATACAAGCTCATCGATTGTAAGACATCAGCTGCTGTTTTCCCTGTGCATGATTCCTTCAATAAGCTGCAAATCAACCTCCTGGTCTGCAAGTAGATCTCCGACCCCATGTGTCCGTCCCATTTCACAGCTTCCATCTGACAGGCTGCTGGCTTACGGAAATACTCAAAAGCAGAAACAATGGACTCACTCTTATCAAAGATGTCCCCTGTCATAGCTGAATCCCATTTACTCCTGTTAGACATGAAATTATTGAGCGGTTGAAATAGCCTAGTCTGGCAAACTCTTACTTCTCCCACTTGGTATAGGAAAAGTCTAGGAACTGCAGGAGTTACAAAATCAGCAACTTCTTTTTTTTCAACCTTGGGAGAACCATGCCAGCACAAATTAAGCTCTCCTCCATTAACCACCTTATACCAACAATTCTGTATCTTGTCTAGTTCATTAGCTAGAGCGTCAATTAATCTCTTGCTATTAAGACTAGACATAAATCCTACCGAAGAACATTTAGCCACGCTGGACTTATAGTCTTCCCACGACAAAGGAGTAAAATCGTAAGCTCTGAACTTGTGTCTGTAATGTTCGTATATAGCTTCACAACAATCGTTCAATCTAGAAATGAGAGGTCTAACTTCAGGAAAGTTGTACCTTTTTTCAAGTCCTATCAACACCATGTTGTTAGATTGTCCTG